CAGCATTTTCAAAGTAGAAGCGTCCTTTCGGTCCAGGTTGAGTGGGCCAAATGCGTTGGTTTGCAGATTCAGGTCGTGGCGTGTATGTGCGCACTAGTGAGGCAAGTTCAAGGCGAGAAGGAAATTCTAAAGTGTGGAGGGCAGTCAGTTCGTCGTGATCAAGAATGTTGGATCGGATCATCCAATCAAGTTGTACGGGATCTGGTGTGATGTGCTTTTCGTGTACGATCTTATTCCAAATGTATTCACAAAGTTTGTGAAAACGTTCGCTGTGTCCAGCGTTGGCGTAAGCCAAGCCGAGTGCAGCTGAAGCGAGGGAGGCCCAGTTGCGAGCGTACTCTGGAAAGAGTAGGTGTCGGAGAAGGTCGTCGTCATGGCGGTAGGGTAGGCCATAGCGATTGAAGAAGCTAAGAACAGACATACCATTTGACTTGTCTTGAAATTGAGACTTTTTGTCACTGAGTTTAGCGTTAAAGTAAAACATAGCGGAGTCACGAATTTGTGAGAGGAAGGATGGGCCATAGATCTGATACATGAAAGAGTGAAAAGCGATTAGAGAATCGTCACCTTGTACGCGGATCCAGAATTCTTTAGCATCAATGTTGATGCCAAGAGCGGAAAGGCATGTGAGTATCATGATTGCGTTAGCAAATGAGTCCATGAGTTGGGTCTGTTGGAAACCGGAAGCAAAACCATTTGTAGTCCAAAGCCAGATTTGTCCATTAGGAAGTAGGATAGGAGTGTGTTTGATAGAATGACACATCCATTTCCAGAGATTATCCATGTAGGATTGGCCGGGAGCAGCGCGTGGGTAGAAGGATGTTGGTTGGTATCGTCTGAAGTCGAAGTAAGATCGCCAGATTTCGTGTACATCGTCGATGAGTTCGAAGAGTAAGCGTTTGTCGAATTGGGACCAATCGAGTGAAAGCCAGCAGTTGGGAGTGCCAAACTGAATTGTTTCATTGATGATACGTTTCCATCCACCACGGATGATTTCTCGTCCCCAAAGTAAGAAGCCAGCATCGGAGTTCGTTAGGTAGTAAGCTTGAAGTGGCCAGATGAACATGTTTTCGACCATGATTAAGAGCTTTGTAGCTCCGAAAACGGCGCGAATTTTGTCGGGATCTAGATATTCTACGACGTGAGCGCGAGCGAAGAGCGTGTGCCAGTAGTAGGGTATCGGAGTGCCATCAAGAGTCCAGAATTTAGGATGTCTAGTTTTGATTTGGTGTACGAGGAGTCGGTTATAGTTAAATAGTTCATTATACAGATTGTGAAAGCTACGTTTGACGTTAGTGATATCACCGAAGTTCATCTTTTTGACTAAATAGTCATGAACTTTGATTGATCCACGTAGGAAGAAGGAGAATGTAGAAGTGACAGATTCGATAAATTTCGGATTGTCTGATTCGCCATCAACGTTACGGAAAGTAGGAGTGAAGCGGAACTGGTCGAGATTCCAGGGAGCGCCAGCGTTAGGTGGTAGTGTCCAGGGATAGTATCGGAGATCGGGGAATGCAATTGGGTGTAGCATGCGATTTGGCTGACCTAATAGTCGAACTTTTTCTTTCGCTTTGCGATAGTGTTCGTCTTTTGGTATCTTGTGATGTGGTTGTTCGAATGACATGAAGTCAGCGATTACGGCATCGTCAGATTTAGTAGATCGGCGTCCAGAAGCGGCCTTTTCAACAATTGTTTCGTCGAAAAATCGTAGAGCGCGATTGATTGTCCAGTCGAATAGAAAGCCTTTAAAGCGTTCAGGGAGTGGGACGTGCTCAGGATGTTCTGATTGACCTGTGACGGTCTTCAGTGTGTTGACGAGATTGTAGAACATATTGTAAGATTCAATAAGAATCGAGAAGTATTTTGTAGTTAAAGTTTTCGTGGAAAACGATTGAAC